CATAGCATCTAAGGTTTCAAGCTTAGTTGTAGTAGAACTTAATGCTGTTTTACACTCAATTAAAGCCTGAGTCTTTAGGCTATCCTTATACTCAAGATTAGTAATCCTAGCGTCCTGAGAGTTAATTTGATTGTTGAAGTTGCCTCTAATGTCTACATAAAGAACAGTTATACCGATTATAACTAGGAACATAGTTCCTTTGATTGGGTCTTTACTAAACTCGCGGAATGACATTACGCTTGTTACAGGGTTTAAATTTAATTTTGATTTACTATTAGCCATAATACACAAATGATGTTTTGTTATTTTTTATTGTACCATTTAAAATTTTATGCAAATATTTTGGATTAATACCATTTTCATTTGCACATTCTATCGCACTGCCCCATATTTTATTTGTGATTGTGCATATAACCTTTTTAGCTCCATGAGATTTTGAACCAAAATTTCCTTTATTTGTAGATACAGCACCATTTTGGTATCTTAATTTGTGTGATTCGCTTTTCTTTTTTCGTGTTTCTTCAGATTCTGGACCATACTTCCTTTTAGTAGATCCTTCTCTTAATGTTTTTATATGAAAGTTTTTAAAGTCAATATCTTCTGCCATTCTTTTTTTAATTGTCTGACTTTGTTTTTGTCTAGACTCTATACTTCTTTTATAACTAGCACCAACAACACCTTCTCCTCCGTCTGTCATATTAGCTAAAATGCCAGTTTTATTATCTTTTCTACCGTATAATGCTATAAATTCCTTTTCTTTTTCACAAGCATATTCCCAACTTATATCATCAAAAAGTATTTCTATTTCATATTTTGATTTTGCTGTAATATCATACCATATCTTATTACGGTCGCCTTTGTATTTGGCTTTAGCTCTTTTGTAAGTAGAGTCAGAACCAATTCCAATATAGAATGGTTCGTTTTTATCTAATCTTATGTGCCTATATAGATAAGCCATTTACTTACTTTTTACCTATTTTAAAATATACACTACCTGAGTAGCCTATATTAAAGTTTTTATTAATATTTACATTAAGACCTATTAGAGCCTTATTTTTGGCATTAAGCATGATTCCAGGACTTAGTACTTCTAAGCCATTAGACTCGCTTAAATCGCCTCTAAAGCCCAAATAAAGGGTATTCTTAGCTTTAGCTGCCTTAGTAATGGTGGTAAGTATGGTTTTTTCGGTTATTTTAGCCTCAAATCCCCTTGATTGGATCTTATTTTGGCTTATAGTGTCGTTAATGACAAAGGTATTAGAATCTACGTTAATCGTATCAGAATACGCATATATACGCATATAATCGGATACTATGCGTATAGTATCATGTACGGTAATTTGTACAGAATCATGTACAGTATCTGTAGCTATTATAACATAAGGAATATCTTTTCCTTGTTTCCACCTGGTGGTCACTTTTGTTTGATACACAGTATCGGTGTTTACAGACTCTATAACAGCATTAGAGCTATGGCATGACTCATATAGCCACACCATAGCAAAGAAAGCAAGGATAATGATTAAATAGTCCTTAATATGCTTCATTATTCAGCAGATTCAGAAGGTTGTTCAACAATAGCTTCTTCAACAATTGGTTCTAGTTGAGGAGGTACTGGAGGTACATAATCACCTGTGATTGTTAGTTTAAGTTTAGCAGCTAACCAATCCCAAGCATAAGCATTAGCATCAGAAGCACTATTGTAGCTAACATAATCAGCACCATTCATATCAACAGTTCCATTTACTAAAGGAGATATATTAATGTCTACTTGTTCAAATAATTGATAGTAAAAAGTTGCATTGTCTACAAGATTATCTGAATTAACTTGTGAATATAACACACTTGCTTGTTTTGACTCTCCGTTTATCCATATGGTTAGTGGATTAATTGTTTTCATTTTATATTTTTTTATTGTAATTGATAAGACCTAATGTTTCCATCTTGTTGTATTAATGCAGTTGCACCTACCGCTATTGTTATACTTGAAACAGCTGTTGCGGAATTATTTATAATATTAGTACCACTAAAAGCATTTAAAGTAAGTACACCTGTACCTGCATTTTTAATCCAAAACATTTGATTTGTTCCGCTTGGATTAGGTAATGTCCAACTTGCCGTGCCTGTACCATTGTAAATCCAAGTAGTTGTAGCAGTTGTTATTGTTAATGTTGTACTTGTACTTGCAGTTGCATTAGGACTAAATCCAAGAGTATATGTTGTTCCATTATTAATAAAACTAAATAATGAATTATCACCTGCACCATTTACATTTAATCTTGATGTTGTATTTATAATACCCCCCGATGTGATTCTCATACGTTCGGTATCGCCTGTTACTAATCTTAAATCAGCACTATTTTGCGTACCAAAATATCCAGTTCCATCACTTATATGTGCCATTACAAGTCCATTGCTTGTATTATTAGCGTTAACAACAGTAATAAAAGTTGTTGCAGCAGTAGAACTTGGATTTCTAAAGTATCCTATTGAGCCACTACCAGCTACTTCAAATTTAACCGCAGGCGAACTCGTTCCGATTCCAACATTACCACCGCTTGTGATACGCATACGTTCGTTAGCAGCAGTATAAAATAACATTGCATTTGTAGATGATGCAAAACCATTGTTATCGGATAATACACCAATATTATAATTAGCAGCTGCATTAGATACAAAGACATCAGTTCTTGTACCGCTTGCTCCGCCGTATACATCTAATTTATAAGTAGGCGAACTCGTTCCGATTCCAACGTTACCATTGTTTTTAATCACCAATGCATCACCTACTGAATAAGTATTAAAGTTATAATCAATTGAAGTTGAAGTACCATTTATAAATAAAGTACCATCACCCCCAGCAGCATTCTTAAACATTATTGCTTGATTACTTGAACCAGCTTGAATAATTACTGCTCTACCAGTTGCAGATGCAGTGCCAAATGTATTCCCATTTGATTGTCCAGTAATTACTCCACTAAACGTAGCACTTGTAGCTGCAATAGAAGATGAGAATGTAGCAGCACCAGTAGAAGCTATAATAAGTTCATCACCACCACTTCCATTATAATTCATTCTAAAGCTATTATCGCTATTAGTATAAATATCCCATCTATTTGTATTAGTTGAAATATCATATAAAGCTAAATAACCACCTGACCTTCCTGCTATTGCACCACTAAACGTAGCACTTGTACCACTTAAAGCACCAGTAAGTGTACCACCACTAAGAGGCAATAAACTACTCGTAGATATACCACTATCTGTTAAAATATTACCTGTTATATTAGCTATTGCCATTATTTATTATTTAAAAAGGGTTAGGCAAAATTACTGTTTTTGGATTGATTATGTTATCCAACCTTCTGTTGGAGGTGTTAAGCCTACGCATACAGGGATTTGAGTTGAGGTTTTACCATCTGTAATCATTCTATAAGCGTTTACTTGAATTACCACATCCGTTAAATTATCTACCGCCAAAGCAGTTACCATTGAATCTTGTGGGATTACCCATTGAAAATTTGTCATATTATATTGTTTTAAACTACTGTGATTGTTCTCCAGACTGTACCATCGTATAATTTAAGAGCATTTGTTGTTGAATTATAGTAAACATCTCCTGCCTCTGCACCTGAAGGGTCAGAAGCTAATGGAACAAATCGCATTTGACCTTGTGCTTTAATTCTAATTTTTTCAGCTTGAACACTTGCATTTCTTGTAGTAAAAGTCAAGTCACCTGTTCCACCACTTATTGCAATTACATTTATTGATGCTCTTGCCGCATTGCCTGTTGTTGGATTAGCTGATAAAAATATACCTGCAAATGAATTTGTAGTAGCAGATGTATTTGTAATACTCAATCCGTTGCTTAATGTTGTAGTTGTATAAGTAGTTGCATCATTTAACCCAATTTCTAATTTTCTTGCACCACCAGGAATTGCTCCTATTCCTAAATCACCTGCCATATAGTTAGCAGCCGTTCCTGCCATATACAAGTTCCATCTGTTAGTTCCTGACGGGATGTTACCAAAGAATCCATAGTTGTTTGTAGCACCTACAAAATTACTATTTATAATTACACCATATTGGTCTGATACTGTACTACCTGCTCCAAATGTTCCTTGATTTATGTTTATATGTCTTATAGCACCAACAGTAAAAGAAGCAGCAGCAGTTTGAGCAACAGTAGTTATGTAGTTCATTTGTCCTGTGCCTGTTGATGAAATTAGACTATCTAAATAAATTGCTCCTGTAATAGTAGAACTAAAACTTCTTGATATTCTAAGCATAGTAGTATCAATGCTTGTACTACCTATTCCCAATGAACCTGCTAAATAGTTGTTAGCCGTGCCAGATGCATATAAATTCCATCTACCAGTTCCACTTGGTATTCCAAGAAATACACCATAGTTATTTGTTGCTCCGACTAATGTTGAATCTACAAATAAACCAAATTGGTTTGTTATAGCACTTCCTGCACCAATTGAACCTTGTTGCATATAGAAGACTTTGTATAGTTCCTTCAGAAGAAATACCAATCATTGTTGTTGCTCCAGTTAAAGATTTAGCAACTCTTAAAGAATATGTAGATAAACCAACAGAACCTATTCCCAAACTTCCTGCTATATAGTTGTTAGCAGTCCCTGCCATATAGATATTCCATCTATTCGTTCCTGCAGGTATGTTACCAAAGAATCCAAAATTGCTTGAACCATTAGTTATTTGGTCTACATAAATACCATATTGATTTGATACTGATGACCCTGCACCTAAAGTAGTTTGGTTTACACTTATGTGTCTTAACTGATTTAAAGTGAATGCAGCAGCAGCAGTTGTTACTTGAACATTTAATCCAATAGCTGCACTTGTAACATCTGATTGAACTATACTACCTATATTCATTGCACCTGCTACAACTGTACCTGTAATATTTTTAGTTAAGTTTAAGTTATATGTACCACCACCAAAAACAAAACTTGTAGTCACCTATTGTAGTTTGTGCAACATAATGACCATAAGCATTATTTACAGTAAATGAAGCCGCTGCAGTTCCTATAAAAGTAGCATGATATGTTGCATTAGTAGTTACATCCGATTGAATAGACCCATTTGAATAAGTTCCATAAGATGTAACTGCACCTGTAATATTTCTACTAATTAATAAACCAATAGTTGTTGTTGGTGTACTACCAATGCCGACATTACCATTTATTAAACTATTAGAACTTAAAGTAATCAATGAACCTGTATCTGTAATATTACTATTACCTATTGCACTTGTGCCTATAAACTTAGGTAAAGTGTTTGTTGTACCTGTACCTGTTACAGGGTTAGTTAAAACCCCTTGATATTGTGGTATGTTTAAAGTAGCACCAACTAATGTAGCTGCTCCGCTTGTACCTGTTGTTGTTAAAGATATTGTTGCTTGTTTAGCATTAAACGTACTCCAATCAGTTGAACTTAACTTACCTGTATTTGCAGCCGAAGCAATAGGTAGGTTAAAAGTATGTGTATCCCCAGTTGAAGCGATAGTAAAGTCAGTTCCGCTTGTTCCTGTGGTTAAAAATTGTGATTGGTCTGTTAGGTTATTCAAAGAAACCATACCCTTAGATAAGGTAGTAACTACTTGACACAAATGTCCATTCTCGGTATGTAAAGTAACTGTTCTACCATCTACGTTTACATAGATTCTAATTGCCAATCTATCCGTTAAAGCTAAAGCAGCAGTAGCGACAGGAATAGCAAAATAGTAAGTATCGTTACTAACACTAAAATAGAACTCACAATTAAAGTTACCGCCAGGAATTGATAATACATCAGGGTCGTTAGCATCAGTTAAATAACTCGCTACATATCCTGTTGTTGAAATAGCAATATCAGTTCCAGCACCTATGATTGGTTCTTTATTTAACTCTCTATATGCAACACCTCCTATTGTACCTTGTGAAACACTTGAGTTAAGATAATAAGAAACCGAGCTACCTCCACCACTTGATGTTGGAAAGTCAGCTAACGTACCATCCCCTCGTACATATTGAGAAGCAGCACCATCTAAAGCAGTTATTACACCACTATTAGCCACTACTGGACCTTGTATATCCCTAATCTTTGCTTCGCCTGATACCTGTAATTGTGAACTCATTTATATATAAATTTTAACTATTATTTTGCAATTATTCTAACAAACTCATCAGCCTCTAAAGCTCTGCCAAAGGTAACAACTCCTGTCGAAGCGTTAAATATGACACGCTATATGTAGAGGCTGCCTCTACCCCTGCACTTAAACTAAGTGAGCTTAAATTGGCTGATCCTGTGAATACAGAGTATCCTAGAGTACCACTACCATCCCCATTATCATTATCCACTTGAAACTTGATTAAGATAGGTTGTCTTGTCAACTGAAGGTTAGCTAAGAATAAATAAGAATAGTCGCTTAAAGCAACAAAGCCATCAGCATTGATAGACCATGAAGCTACGTCATTCTTAAACTCTTTAAACCATGCAGAACTTTGAGATGTTACTTCCTTTTGATCTACTGAAACCTCAAAAGAACAGTTTGTAGCTGCTCCAAATGGGATTGTTGTAGGTATATTTGTAATAGCCGAAGCATGATTTGAACCTTGTGTATAGAATGTCATTGTTTTTGTAGTAATCTGACTTGCTACCACTTGTATAACTATTCTTTCATTCGACAATAATGTTGCACCTGGAAACGCAAATGTTTGTGTGTATTGTTTAACAGCTAGTTGTGTAAAAAATATGGAGTTTGTAGTTCCTATAGATGTTAATGTTGTACCATTGTATTTGTATATATGGTAGTAAAATCTAGGTGCTGACACCAAATCATCACTTATCGATGCAAAAGCATTAAAAGTCCAAGTACCAGAAGGTATTGATAATGTTGGAACATCTGTAATAAATCCTGCAACTATACCATCTGAAGTTTTAGTAAAATTCGTAGCTACTCCGTTACTATCAAGTAATCCAAATTGCTTATAACTTAAACCACTAATGGTAGTTACCGAAGTAGAACCATTAAAATAAAAGGTTGGGTTTGGGTTTGTATAGTACAATACTATGTTCGTTCCGTTTATTACTGATGCCATTATTTATATTTTATATTATCCATAAGTTTCTAAAATCTCTCCTGCTCCACTAATTCTGTAAGCTTGGAAGTAAGTGTCTGTTACTAATACCTTCCACCAAATATTAGCACCATTAAATCCTACATTTAACAAGTCATTTGTATAGAAGAAATCACCAATACTTGGCACTCCTATATCTTCAAGATATATTAGATTGCTGGTTAAAGGAGCAGCGTAAGCTAATTCCTTAGTTAAAAATCCATTTGATCTAAAGTGACCATATCCAGTTTCAGCAGTCGATAATTTATTGCTATCATATATAGTAGTCATTGTTGTAGATACATTATTAGGATTTACCTCTAGTAAAGTAGCTGCTATAACATCATTAGGTAAGTCTATAGTAGAATTGCCTATTATATATCTTTTGTCGTTAACACTAATTTGTGCAGGGTCGGTGTCTACAGCCCTAATAGGCATAGCACCACTAAATCTACCTTCTGCCGTTTGCATACCCATAAATGCAGCATCTAGATTTATTATGTTTTTATTTAAGCAGTTTGAGTATTGTTTTACAACTAACTCACTTAGGCTTCTATATATATCTGTAGGGTATTCCTGTCTGTACCAATTCTTTAAGTTTAAACCAGAAAAATCACTTAAAAATCCCTTGTAGCTATACTTGCCATCATTTATGTCATTAAAGCCCATTGGTAGGTCTATTTCAAGCACATATTCATTATTGTTAGTAATATAGCTTTCTGTTGTTAGGCTGATAAAGGTGGACTGTAAATCAATTTTAAAATTACTTACATCTGCACCTGCAATGGTAGATTTCCAATAAGGAGCTGAAGTGTCACATAAAATAAGCTCTACTACAAGCTGACCAGTTACGGGACAAACAGGAGTTGTTACGTTTACATTAGCCTTTGGGTCAGCAGGATTAAATTCCTCGAAATAATAGTGGTCTCCTGTATTAACTGCTTCTTGCCATGCTTTATTATTATCTAAGAAATAAGAAGGACCTGTTGCAGGATTAACTTGTATTTTTAAAATAAATAAAGCCTCTGGTCCTCCAGCAGGTGTTCCTAATCCTACAATATCAAATGATATATTAAAAGTATCACTTGAGTTAAGATTTGGTAGATTATTAGGGGATACTGAAACGTAATAAGGATTAACTGTTAAATCATGGCTTAAAATAAAAGAATTATACTTTCTTTCAGGATATGGCTTTATGTAATTAGTGCCACCATTTCTTACTTGTGTCCATGCAAAAGCATTGCTTACTGTTGGAGAAACATATTCATATATCTTTAAATCCCAGTTTGTAGCATAGTTGTTAGGATTTTCAATAGTCTTGTTAAATCTTATCTTATTGTAGCCTTTTCTAATTAATTTGAATTGGCTATTATCTACAAAATATAATCCTGTATCATTTCCTGAATATCCTTCAATTATACCTTTTACATCAAATACATCATTACCACTTACTGTCCCATCACTATTATAGATAGTAACATAATAGGAATCTTGTGCAAACTGAGTTAAGGACACTATATGCCAATTACCATTAGCCTGAAACAATCTTGCCCCAAAGCTTTTAGTTATCATTGTTAAAATCTCTAAACAGTTTAGTGTTTCTTGTTTGTCATTAACTATTGTAGCATAATTTATATATGTTTGGTCTAATGGATCAGCATTTAAATTGCCTGTTCTATTAGTCATCCCTTCGGCATAAAAACTTATACCACTTATGATATCATAATCTAATGGGTATTCTAACTCTAATAAACAATCCTTTATAAAGGTCATTGCTTTTTGCACTTGTGTCAAGTATATAGTGTTAGGTAAGTCGTATTTAATTCTTTCTAACATACCCAACCCATCTATAGCACTAAAAGACAGTTCTTTTCTACCTGTATTAAATGAAAATTGTACATCATCACTTATAGACCATCCTTGAAAATCTGTAACACCGCCTGATACAACCTTAACAAAATACTTTCTGTCATTTAGAGTTGTAAAGTTTGGCATATTTTCTATATCATCAGTAACGTCAATAGACACATTTAATTGACTTACATAAATAGGCTCAAACGTATCATCACTATTAGGTATATATTCTAATTGTAATCCTGTAGCTTGATATTCTATAGTGCTGCCAACATATCCATCTTCGTAAAGATAAACTGTACTACTAACATTACTTTTACTAGCTGTATTTATTATATATTTTACTGCGTATGCCATTACCCTCTTCTAATATTTAATGATGAATTAGACCTTTGCATAGCCAAAACTAAGTCTTGTCCTCTTAATACAAACTGACCATTTCCACCACCACCAATCAAATCTTTTAATTTATCTAAAGGTGCTATAACCTCAGGATTATTTTGTGCACCTGGATATTCACCCATAAGACCCATAGTTGGTCCTGATACGATACCACCATTAGCAAATGCTGTAGGATCAACAGCAGATTGCTTAAGTCTATTCTTAATTATAGTACCTAAGGCAACAGCTCCAACACCAGCAGCAATGGCTACAAAAGGATCAGGTGACGCAAAAGCTATTTGTAATAATGTTCCATATTGTATTAACATTTTACCAATGTTAATTAAAGCGTCAGCAAGTAGTTTTTGGAAATGTTCGAGAGGCTTAACTTCGCCACCACTTAATGCGTTACCTATATTTTCGCCTAAAGTTGTAAATGAATCAGCTAAAAATCCTGATATAATACCACTTATTCCTTGAGCAGTAGCTTGAAATGTATCACCCAAAGATTCTATCTTGTTGTTCATTTCATCTATTTCCTTGTCTACTGCTGCAACTTGCGTAGGTAATCCAAGTAATTCTAACTTAGCTTTTTCTTCTTGTAATTTCTTTAAGGCATCTTTGTAATCTTTTATTTGTAGATTAATATTATTTCTATCTAATCTTAATCTTACCTTTAAAGCATCTTGTATTTTTTTAATTTCAGCAGAAGTCATGTTTTGATTTATCCTATCAATGGCATCTGCGATATTTTCTCTATTTTGTATTATTAACTTACCAATTTGAATTTCTTTGTCTAATTCTTTTTTTAGTAAATCTTCTTTTAAGTTGTACGTTTGTTTATATAAGTCAGCTATAGTATTTTGATAAAAGGACTCTTCAATAATCCCTTGATTGTACCAAGCTACTAAATCAGCCATTGCTTTCTGAAGTAGTTGTACCTTTTTTAAATCATTGCCCTCTGCATAAGATAACTGATTATCTAAATTATTTTTAAATAATCTTTGTTCTTCTTCTAATGCTTTAAGAAAATCCTTTGCATAAGAATCTTTTGGCTCAGGCTTGTCTTTACCGCCACCAGTACCAGGCAATAAACCTGCTACTGCTGTTTTTTGCAATTCAAGTATTTTCTTCTTTATTTTTTCAACACCACTTGCTACATCTAATACTTTTTGCTCTTGTTTTAACCATTGTGATTCAGCTTCATTATTATATGATTTTGTAGCTAATGCAGTAACATCTATCTCTCTACTTAATGCAGCATATCCTAATACACCTTTTTTAGAAGTTGTTTCAGCAGTTTTAGCTGTATTTTTAGCTTGTCCAGCTAATTCTTTTTCTTGATCTAATAATTTAGCTTGTTGAACATAATCATCTTTATATGCAGCAATAAGAGCTTGGTTAAGCATAGCCTCTGTAACCTTTTTAATTGCCTCTTCTGATTTGCCTGTTTTTATAGTATTTTCATCTAGCTTTATACCATAATCTTTAAGTACTTTATTTACTTCAGATATAGCATTCTTTCTTTGTAAATCCGTAGAATTTGCATCCCTAGCAATTTTAACATAGTTTGTTAGCAATAAATCATTAGCATAATAATCATTTTTAGAATCAGATAATGCTTTATTTAAATCTTCTTGTGATTTCTTTAAATCGTCAGTTGTTTTCTTAGCCTTAAACATACCCATATCCCAAGCTGTAATTAAAGCTATAATTGCAGAAATACCTAAGTAAATAGGTCCTGTTGCAGCAGCAAATCCACCTACTAAAGCAGGAAGGTTATTTTGAATACCTCTAAATCCAAATGGTAAATCTTGTAGAACTAATGCTAAATTAGTCCATTGCATATTATTTTTTCGTAATGAACCAGTAGTTGCATCTAAACCAGCAGATGTTGGCATTGATGCAGTCATTTTCTTAAAACTAGCACTAGCTGGATTTATCCCATTTGCAACTAAAGATTGAAAATCTTTTTGAAGTTTATTAGCAGCAGCTCCTGCTTGTTGTGATGCAGGACCAAATAACTTAATAGCAGCCTCTAGATTTTTAGCGTTCTTTTGAATGTTATTAGCAATTTTCTGGAACTCTTTGTCAGTACCATTAAACTGACCAATCATTTGATATAACGCATCATTAACCCCTTGAAAATCGAGGTTTAGTTTTAAGTCTACTTGATTATCTGCCATTATCCTATTTCTTTATATTATCGTATTTTTTTAAGACCTCTTTAAGTTCCTCAGGTGTCATTACCCTCTGTTTTACAAAGTTACGATTATCGCAGTCAAGTGGTAAAAGCTCATGTGGCTTTATCTTTTTGCCTTTTGGAAGTTGTATGTTTAGCAAAATAGAAGTTTGCCACCTTGCTCTTAACCATTCTTGTTCTTCTTTATGACGGTAACCATACCAAACAAAATCTAACTCAGCCATCGTCATATCCCAAAACAAATGGGGAAGCACTTGGCACTCCCCCATTGTATATCTTTCAATATCAATCCATTCTAATTTTTTTTTACAGCGTCTTTATTAGCTTTTTTATTAGTAGGTTGTTCAACACCACTATTCATACTTTCTGCTAAAGAAGCCATAACATCTTGGAACTTCTTACTACCTAATCCACCCATGTCATCAATCCAATCACATACTTCAATATCTGTAAAGCTTGGAGTAATTCCTTGACTATACAATGGATACTCTGCTGCAGCTTTTAGCAAATTAGTAATAGCGTCTAACGATTCATTACCTGATAATGCTTCCGATATGTCTGATGGTCCAATGCCTTGAAGTTGACAGAATCTTTTTAAAGACCATGTACAAAACCTCATAGGTATCTTAGTCCCATCGCTTAGGGATAGTTCGTAATGTCCTCTCATATTTTGGTGTTTTTGGTGTTATTATGCGTTGGTAGCCTGAGTTAATTGACCTTGTCCTGTAAAAGAAGCAGAGTAAGTAACTGGAGATTCCATATCAGCAGTAATATCTAAGCTTTCTACAAATGCAGAACCAGACCAAATTAAGTCACCTACTATTGGAGTGCTACCAGTAACTGTAGTAAACTTAACTGTAACTACGCCTCTTCCGTTTAAGGCAGAGAAAATATCTCCTACTACATAGTTTGTACCTGTTGGTTCAACTGTAGTAAGACCATCTGTAGTCAAAGACCAAGAACGCAAACCTGCGATTTGATCAGCCCATCCACCGCTTGATTTAGTTGTTGCATCTGGTAAGTCAGCACTTACTGATAAAGAGCAAGATGTAGAGTGAGCTACAGTCTACATAATCAAATGTAGCGATATTGCTTGTCATCTTACGAGTAACTATTTTAAAGTCAGGAGAAGCACTTGGGTAATCTGGCACATTAACGCCTATGATCACTAACAATTCGTTAGCCCACTGGTCTACCGATTTCTGCCCTACTTCACCTGACTTAAGAGTTCTATACACAACATCAAATTGAATAGTAACATCAAAGTTATAACTCTGTTTGTCGCTATTTTCTAAAGACGTTTGACTGCTAATAAGTAAAAACGGAGGTTCTACATCATCAGGTGCAATAGTATCGTAAACACCCAAAGAAAAACTTTGTGATGCTAACTTATCTACATAAGCCTTTCGTATAGCTAATCCGCAATCTTTCATTAAGCTTCTGTTTCCTCTTTTACTTCCTCAGGATTTTGCTCTTGAGCAAGTTTTGATAAGAACTGGGTTAAAGGTAAACCATACTTAGTTGGCAATTCTTGGATGAATGCGTCTAATTGTTTTACCTGCTCTTCGTTTAGTGTAATTGTCATGGTATTGATTTTGTACAAATTTAGTGAAATATATTTATATAAGATTACCTTACTTTATAGCTTTTTAAGGTTTTTAACAATGTTGCATATTTCTCATCAAAGGTCTTAAAGAAGAATGGTCTATTCGGCATATTATAATCCCTTAATTTTGAACCTCTAAATTGTGAAGCAAAGCTATTCATTGGCTTTTTAAGGCTAAATTTATATTTAGGAATTCCAAATCCACCTCCTGTACCAAATTCAACATAAGGAGCATACTTAACTGTTTCATTACCCATAGAGAATGAGGCATACCCATTTTGATATGGAGTTGATGATACGCTTCTAGATAAATTACCAGTTCTTTTGTATGGTTTTTTTGCTTTGGTAGGTATTCTTGGCAAATTACCTGCTTTTGAAGCAGCTTCCATTTCCATAGCTTTTACAGACTTATTAAGTTCTTGAACAGCGTAAGCTTTGTATAATTCTGCCGTTTGCTTAAACTTTTCTTGAATTTTATGTAAAGCCTTAGTATCTACTGTAAATGTAGCCATTATTTAAGGGTTGAACAACCTATTAAAAAATACTTATTACGATCTTGTTCGTTTATGATAGAATTTATCATATATAACTTATTTTGGAACGTAATGGTCAACTTCTTATCAAATACTTTAGATGTTGTATATCTTATTCTAAATGTAATATCAGCAGCAAAACCATCTGTACCAGCTATATTTGTTCTTGTGTTTGTGTCTGTTACAATTTCAGCCCAACAAGTATAATAAGCTGCAAGGGTGTTTACAAAACCACCTGCACCGTCAGAAGCTCCAGTCTTACTATTAAAAGTAATCCTATTCATTAATCTTCCTATCATTAGATAATTACGTTTATGCGTTTAAATGGCTTCATAAGCTCGTATGCGGTCATCAAATTAGCTGATGGCTTAGTTGCCTCAACTGATGACTCTCTGTACTCATATAGGTCTGAAACCATCTTTAAAAGGGCAGTTTTCATTGTTGCAGGAGTCGTTGCATAACCACAAGTATAAGTAAATCTAAACTCGTTATCGAAAATGCTAGTCATGTAGACCTTTTTAGTGGTTTCACCAAGTACCTGGTAATCCCCAACAGACATAGCTACCCAGTTTGTGCTATCCCAATACTCTACAAGAGATATTACATTAGTAGGCACATAAGGTAGTTCTATAAAGCTATCTACATAAGCTACAACTCTTAAAGTTCTAGGAGTCATTGCGACACCTGCATATTGCTCAAGTCTTGTTTGAGCTGTATTGATTAAAGATGTAATCAAAGTATCATCTTCGCTGTAATCTACTCTAAGGTAATTCTTAGCTTCCGCTAAAGTAACCACT